TGATGCGCCGGCATCTCGGCTGTCGCTCGCTGACGTTTTTCTGGTAGCAATTGTTCATGTCTCGCCCGGCCAAGCAAAGCACCGTCATCGTGCGGGTGGATGTGGTGATTTATGCCGTCATCCTGGTGGTGGCTATCCTGGCGTTGGCCAGCCTCATCACAGATCGGGTGGACGTGACGATCATCGGCTCGCTGTTGACGTTCGCCGGCGGGGTGTTCACTGGCTGGCTGACGTATCTGCGTCTATGCAGCCGCAAGGTGAATGAGGACGATACCCCGCCCGACAACAACGGGGGGCAGGATGCCTAGACGCGCTGGCCATCCATGCCGGCAGCCAGGGTGCGTGGCTGTGGTGCATGATGTTTCCTATTGTGAACAGCACGCGCAGCAGTACCAGGCTGAGTACGACGCTCAGCGTGGCAGCGCGGCAAGTCGGGGGTACGGCCATCGATGGCGCAGGCTCAGGAAGATGGTGCTCGCTGCCCAGCCCCTGTGCGCTGACCCCTATATGCTGCATGGGGATACCCCTGTCCTGGCCACCGACGTGGATCATATCGTGCCGATCGATGCTGGTGGCACGGATGAGATGAGCAATTTGCAAGCCCTCTGCCATTCGTGTCACAGTATGAAGACCGCGCGGGCCGATGGTCGCTGGGGTAAGGGGGATCAAATCTCTGGCACCCATCCAGGCGAGACCGGCGCGGTGACCTTGGACGTGCGTCCGCGAATTAAATCGAATTTATTGGGGGATTGATGGGCACTCCAGGACGCAAGCCAAAACCTACGGCGCTGAAGAAACTGGCCGGCAATCCGGGTAAGCGGCCGTTGGATCGGGCTGAGGTCAGGCCCAGGGCCGGGGTTCCGGCGATGCCGAGGCGGCGGCTGTCGGCTGAGGGGCAGCGGTTGTGGCGACGGCTCGCGCCAGAGCTGGCCGAGCTGGGGTTGATGACGGAGGTGGATGGGCCGGCGTTCGAGATGCTGTGTGTGCACTATTCGGTGGCGGTGCAGGCAGCGCGGCAGCTCCGAGAGGAAGGGCTGACGGTGATGGGCACGACAGGCGAACGCAAACATCCGTGCGCGCAGATACTGAGGGAGGCGTCGACGGCGTTTCGGATGTACGCTGAGCAGTTTGGGCTGACGCCGGCAGCGCGGGCACGGCTTCGCGTGGATCCTGGGGAGGATGAGCCGAGCCTGCAGGAGTACCTGGCGGAGCTGCTCGGGGCAGGCGTGAGCGCGGAATAGGACGGGGATGAACGCGGCGGCTATCCGGTTTACTGCAGAGCAGTACGTAGACGATGTGCTGTGCGGACGGCAGGCAGCCTGCAAGTGGGTGCGCCTGGCGTGCCAGCGCCATCGCCGCGACCTGGAGACGGGCGCCGAGCGGGGATTGCGTTTCGACGAGGACGCGGCCCGGCTGGCCATCGCATTTTTTGCATTGTTGACGCACTCGAAGGGGGAGTGGGCCGGCCGGCCGGTGAAGCTGGAGCCGTGGCAACAGTTTATTCTGTGGACGGTGTTCGGGTGGAAGCGGGCGGACGGGACCAGGCGGTTCCGGACGGCGTACCAGGAGGTGGCCCGCAAGAACGGCAAGACGACCATCGCCGCCGGGATCGGGCTGTACTTGATGGTGGCCGATGGGGAGCCGGGCGCGGAGGTCTATTCAGCGGCGACTAAGCGGGATCAGGCGCGGCTGTCACACGCCGAGGCGACGAGGATGGCCAAGGCGAGCCCGCAGATCCGCAAGCTGGTGACGATCTACAAGGACAATATTCACATCCAGGACACGGCGAGCAAGTTCGAGCCACTGGGGGCGGACGCGGACACGATGGACGGCTTGAACGTGCACGGAGCGATCGTGGACGAGGTGCACGCGCACAAGACGCGGGACACGTGGGACAAGCTGGAGACGGCGACCGGCTCGCGGCGGCAGCCGTTGACCTTTGCAATTACGACGGCGGGCTATGACCGCCAAAGTTTGTGCTTCCAGCTCCACGAGTACGCGGAGAAGGTGCTGGATGGGGTGGTCGAGGATGATTCGTTCTTCGGGATTATCTATTCGCTCGACGAGGGGGACGACTGGGAGGACGAGAAGAACTGGGTCAAGGCGAATCCGAACCTGGGCAGAAGCAAGAAGCTGGACGATATGCGGCGCAAGGCAGCCCGGGCGCGGGAGATGCCGGCGGCGCTGAACGCTTTCCTGCGGCTGGAGCTGGACGTGTGGACCCACTCGGAGACGAAGTGGGTGAATATGGAGCATTGGCGGGCGTGCGGAGACGCGGTGAATGCGGCCGGGCTGCGCGGGAGGACGTGCTACGGTGGTCTGGACCTGTCGAGCTCGATCGACATTGCGGCGGAGGTGCTGGTGTTTCCACCCCAGGCCGACGGCGATCCGTACGAGGTGCTGTGCCGGTTCTGGATCCCGGAGGATTCTATCGAGGCGCGGGTGAAGCGGGACCGCGTGCCCTACGACGTGTGGGTGCGGCAGGGGTTCCTGACGGCGACGCCGGGGAATGTGATCGATTATGGCTATATCCTGGCCCAGATCGACGAGGATCTCCAGATGTACGATCTGCCGGAGATGGCCTTCGACCGGTGGGGAGCGACCAAGATCCAGGTGGAGCTGGCCGACCTGGGCGGCCCCGATTTCATGGTCCAGTTCGGGCAGGGGTTCGCGTCGATGAGCCCGCCGATGAAGGAGCTGGAGAAGATCATCTTGTCCCACGACCTGGCGCACGGCAACCACCCGGTGCTGACGTGGATGGCCGACAACGTGGTGGCGCTCCAGGACGCGGCGGGGAATATCAAGCCGGACAAGGAGCGGTCGAGGGAGAAGATCGACGGTATCACGGCGCTGATCATGGCCCTGGATCGCGCGATGCGCCACGAGGAGCACCGGTCGGTGTACGAGAAGCGGGGGATCAAGACGATATGAGTATTTTCGACGGGCTGCGGCAGTGGTGGGAAAGACGGTTTCACGTGTCGCAGACGCCCCCGGCGTGGGTGGACACGTGGGGCGGGTTGTCGACGGTGACCGGGCAGCAGGTGTCACCGGAGACGGCGCTGCAGGTGTCGGCGGTGTTTTCGTGTGTGCGCATTTTGGCGGAGACGGTGGCCAGCCTGCCGCTGATTTTGTATCGCCGGCGGGAGGATGGGGGGAAGGACCGGGCGACGGATCATCCGCTGTACTCGATTTTGCACGACGTGGCCAACACGGAGATGAGCGCGTACGATCTGCGCGAGACGCTGATGGGGCACGTGGCGCTGTGGGGGAACGCGTTCGCTGAGATTGAGCTGAACCAGCGTGGGAATATCGTCGGGCTGTGGCCGCTGCGGCCGGATCGGATGACGGTAAAGCGGGCGGACGGCGACAGCGGCGAGCTGCAGTACAGCTACCGGTTGTCAAAGGCGGATGCCCAGGGGCGGCTGGACCGCGTATTTGCGCCGTGGCAGATCCTGCACATCCGCGGGCTGGGCTCGAATGGGATCGTGGGGTATTCGGTGATCAGCCTGGCGCGGCAGGCGATCGGGCTGGCGATGGCCACCGAGGAGTTCGGCGGGCGGTTTTTCGGCAACGGGGCGCGGCCGGGGGTGGTGTTGGAGCACCCGGGCAAGCTGAGCGAGACGGCCGAGGAGAATCTACGCAAAAGCTGGTTGGCGCAGCACGGCGGCTTGGAGAAAGCCCACCGGGTGGCCATCCTTGAGGAGGGAGTGAAGATCCACGAGGTGGGGATGCCGCTGGAGGATGCGCAGTTTTTGCAGACGCGCACCTTCCAGGTGAGGGACATCGCCCGGTGGTTTCGGATATCGCCCCACCTGCTCGGCGACCTGGAGCGGGCTACGTTCAGCAACATCGAGCACCTGGGGCTCGAATTTGGGGTGTACACGCTGACGCCGTGGCTGGTGAGGTGGGAGCAGCAGATCAAGCGGAGCCTGTTGACGACCAAGGCGGAGCAGGGGATGTTCGCCGAGCATCTGATGGCCGGGCTGCTGCGCGGGGACCTGCTCAGCCGCTATCAGGCGTATGCCATCGGCAGGCAGAATGGCTGGCTGAGCGCGAACGACGTGCGGTCGCTGGAGAATATGAATCCGATTGCGGACGGGGACATGTACCTGGTGCCGCTGAATATGATCCCGCCCGACCAGGTGGGGCAGGATCTGCCCAACAGTTGGAAGGAACCGCCGTCAGGCGAGGTTGACGAGACGGATGAGACGGACGAGCGGTCGCTGTGCACGTGTGGGCGCGAACACCGGTTAGAGGTGAGCGGCGGGCAACGCCTGGAGGCGCGGGCGCTGCGTTCGGCGAGGAGCCGGCACCGGTTGGCCAGGTCGTACCAGCGGGTGTACCGGGACACGGCGGGGCGGATTTTGCGGCGGGAGATGAGCGATGTGCGCCGCCAGGCGGAGCGGATGCTCGGCAGCCGGGACTATGGGCAGTTCAGTGTGTGGCTGGAGGAGTTTTACCGGGAGCACCTGGGGTTCGTGGCGCGGAATATGAAGGCGCTCAAGTTCGCTTACGGGGACGTGGTGGCGGCCGAGGCGCAGGACGAGGTTGGGCAGGAGACGGGGCTGACGCCTGAGCTGGTGCGGTATATCCAGCGGTATGTGGAGGCCTACGCCAGCCGGCACAGTTATCAGAGCGAGGCGGAGGTCCGGGCGGCGGTGCAGGCGGCGCTCGAGGAAGGAACGGACCCGCTGGAGGCGCTGGAGGAGCTGTTCGGCAGGTGGGAGGAGCGGCGGCCGGCGGAGATCGCGGAGGAGGAGACGACGCGGTTCAATAATGCGCTGGCCAGGATGGTGTACGTGATCGCCGGGGTGATCGAGCTAAGGTGGGTGGCGTTTGGGGAGAGCTGCCCGTATTGCACGGCGTTGAACGGCCAGGTGGTGGGGATTAACCAATTTTTCATCCCGGCGGGGACCGATTATCAGCCGGATGGGGCGGACAAGCCGCTGCGGCTGAAGCAGAACGTTGGACATGGACCGGCGCACGACGGGTGTGATTGCCTAGTAGTGGCCGGATGAGGAGGGGATGATGGCGGATTGGATCGAGGCGTGGCTGCGCGGCATGGGACGCGAGAGGCGGTCGGTGGAGAGGCAGGAGCAGGAGCGGCGCACGGTGAACGTAGCCGCCCACGAGCTGAGGGTGAAGCAGAGCGACGGCGGCGCGCCGATCATCGAGGGGTACGCGGCGCTGTTCAATACGCTCAGCGAGGACCTGGGCGGGTTTTACGAGCGGATCAAGGTGGGTGCGTTCAGCAGGACGCTGACGGAGCGGGACGTGCGCGGCCTGTGGAACCACGATCCGCTATATGTGTTGGGGCGAGGAAGCGCGGGCACGCTGCGGCTAGGGGAGGATGACACGGGGCTGCAGTTCGAGGTGGACGTGCCGGACACGCAGTGGGCCCGCGATCTGTTGGTGAGTATCCGCCGGGGAGACGTGCGAGAGATGTCGTTCCAGTTCAGCGCGGTGATGGACGAGTGGGCGCAGGTCGGAGATCAGATCGTGCGGACCCTCATCGACGTGGATCTGTACGACATTTCGGTGGTGACGTTCCCGGCGTACCCCCAGACGAGCGCGTCGGTGCGCTCGAAGATGGACGAGCTGCTGGCCCAGAACGGCGGACAGCCCCAGGCGGGGCCGGACGCCGGGCGGCCGCCGGACCCGGCGCAGGGGCGCCGGGAGAATCTGCGGCGCCGGCTGGAGCTGGCGGCCAACTCGTAGTAACACAAACTTGGAGGTGAGTAATGAACGTTCGTGAAATGATGGAGCGGCGGGCGACGCTGTTGGCGCAGGCCCGAGGGATCCTGGAGGGCGCGGAGCGCGAGCACCGCGACATGAGCCAGGAGGAGACCGATCAGTGGAACGCGCTGATGGGCGAGGTGACCGGACTGACGGCCAAGATCGACATGGCGACCAGGCAGTTGGCGGCCGAGAGCAGCCTGGCGAACCCGGTGCAGGCGGCCAGCCGGCCGGATATGAACCCGGGCGAGTCGCGCGCGGTGCAGATCGCCGGCGGGCGGCGCATCCCGGACAGTCCGGAGTATCGGGCGGCGTTTGCGAGCTATCTGCGCGGCGGGCCGGAGGCGCTGAACGTGGGCGAGGCGCGCGCGCTGCAGGCGGACAATGACACGCTGGGCGGCTATCTGCTGGCGCCGCTGCAGTTCGTGCAGGGGTTGATCCAGGCGGTGGACAATGCCGTGTACATGCGGCAGTGGGCGACCGTGATGCAGGTGACCAATGCCGACGGGCTGGGGGCGGTAAGCCTGGACAGCGACCCGGCGGATCCGAGCTGGACCAGCGAGCTGCTGATCGGCGACGAGGACAGTTCGATGGCGTTCGGCAAGCGGGAGCTGCGGCCACACCCGCTGGCCAAGTATATCAAGCTGAGCCGCAAGCTGATCCAGCGCGTGCCGAACAGCGAGAGCCTGGCGCAGACGCGGCTGGGCTACAAGTTCAGCGTGACGATGGAGTCGAACTATATGACCGGCAACGGGGCGGGGGAGCCGCTGGGGGTGTTCGTCGCCAGCAACGACGGCATCTCGACCAGCCGGGATTATTCGACGGGAAACACCACGACTGAGCTCCGGTTCGACGGGCTGATCGGGGCCAAGTACCAGCTCAAGAGCCAGTATTGGCCGCGGGCGCGGTGGCTGTTCCACCGGGACGGCGTGGCGCAGATTGCCAAGCTGAAGGACGGCAACGGGCAGTATCTGTGGCGCGAGTCGGTGCGGGTGGGCGAGCCGGACCGGGCGCTGAACTTTCCGGTGTACATGAGCGAATACGCGCCCAACACGTTCACCACGGGGTTGTACGTGGGCATTCTCGGAGATTTCCAGTACTACTGGATCGCCGACAGCCTGGCTCTGGAGGTGCAGCGGTTGGTGGAGCTGTTCGCGGCGACTAACCAGATCGGCCTGGTGGGCCGGATGGAAAGCGACGGATTGCCGGTGTTGGGCGAGGCGTTCGTCCGGGTGAAGCTGGCGTAGTAAGGCGCCCTCGATTGGCAAGGGGGCGCGGAGACCGCGCCCCTACTCGGCGGGGCATTACGCGCGTTATAACCTAGGTAGGTGTTAGGTGGAGCTTGTCGATAACAATGTGTACGTGGTGTGGTGCAACGCGTTCATTACCGC